CAAGATGTTCAAGCACTGCTTGATAGATACCTTGCTGGTGGCGACAAAGACGAAGTTGAGAAATACTCTTCTAATGTTGAAGACAAAGTTGGAAAGGCTTTCAACGAACTTCTTGGGGGTTGATAAATGACCGCTGGTAAAGTAGACATGGATGTGTACCGCAAGCTGCTGAATAAAAAGGTAGGCATGACGGTTGCACACAACCTCAACAAAGAAAATCCAACAGAAGTCAAAGAATGGATTCCCACCGGCTCACGCTGGTTGGACTCTATCATTTGCAGAGGTCAATTGGCTGGCATCCCTGTTGGAAAGATCACGGAGATTGCAGGACTTGAAGCTAGTGGGAAAAGCTTCATGGCTGCACAAATTGCTGGTAACGCACAAAAGATGGGCATTAGAGTTGCTTACTTCGACGCTGAATCAGCAATTGATCCTACTTTCTTGGCAAAAGCTGGTTGTAATGTTGATGACTTGCTTTATGTCCAAGCAGCATCTGTTGAGAAAGTATTCGAAATGATTGAAACTCTTTTGGCAGATGAAGAGAAATGGCTGTTTATTTGGGATTCCCTAGCACACACTCCTGCGGAGAAAGACGTTGAAGGCGACTTCAACCCTCAATCTTCCATGGCAATGAAAGCTAGGATTCTTTCCAAAGCCTTCTCGAAGGTGACGATTCCTTTGGCGAACACACAATCAACTTTCTTGATTGTTAATCAGCTTAAAACGAATATCACCAGTAATATTGCAGAAGCTTTGACTACTCCTTATTTCACACCGGGAGGCAAAGCTGCTCATTATACCTATTCTTTGAGAATCTGGCTCACTGCCAGAAAAGCAAAGGCTGCTTACATTTTGGATTCCAATGGTGTTAGGATTGGTTCTGAAGTGAAAGTTAAACTTGAAAAGTCTCGTTTTGGTTCCGCTGGAAGGACTTGCAACTTTAAGTTGCTTTGGGGTCAGCAAGTTGGAATTCAAGATGAGGAAAGTTGGCTTGATGCCATCAAAGGCTCTGAAAGATTGAAAGCCGGAGGAGCTTGGTACACTCTGACCTCGAAAGAGGGAAGAGAGTTTAAGTTTCAAGCAAAGCAATGGGTCGAGAAACTTCAAGACCCAGAGTTCAGACAAGTTATCTTTGACGTTATGGATGAACATGTTATCTATAAACCAGCCGAAGATAGCGAAGAAGCATTAGAAACACAGGAGGATTAAAATGCGAAGCAAAAACCCTTATGAATTGAGATTTGATATCTTTCATTCTGCTCAACAAAGAAAGATGGATGAATATTACGAAAGTATGACTGACTACCGTCAAGCGTGGAACCTTTCTCAAGAAGGCCGTTCGGTCGATGTTCCAGTCCGTCCAGAATTTCCCACCTTGGACGAAGTCTTCAACGAAGCTTACCGCATCAAAGCTTTCGTAGAAGAGCGCGAAGATAGCTAATATCTTCCAACCCTGAAGCCCGAAAGGGCTTCTTTTCGACTCGTAGCTCAGTAGGTAAGAGCGCACAACTTATAATTGTGAGGGCGAGGGTTCAAATCCCTCCGGGTCAATTTTTCCGACATAGCTCAGTCGGTAGAGCAGAGGATTGAAAATCCTCGTGTCGCAGGTTCGAGTCCTGCTGTCGGAGCAAGTTTTGGGGGTGTGTCCGAGCGGCCATGGAGCGGCGGCGTGACAGAGAGCGACGAAGCTTTCGGTGGTTCGAATCCACCCGCCCCCACTTTAAAAGCCCGAAAGGGCTTCTTTTGGCTCCTTCGTCTAGTGGTTAGGACGCTGGTCTTTCACATCAGTAACACGGGTTCAAATCCCGTAGGAGTCACAATTAGTTTCCAACAAAGGAGAATAAAATGTCAAAGATTAAAATCACAGAACACCCTGAATTAACCTCACTTTGTAAACAATACATTGATGGAGATAAAGAAGACAAGCAAATTGTTTGGATGGAGATGGCCGATCTTTGTTTGGAAAAAGGTTTGAACAATCATCTTTTCTTTGAAGAGTATTGCAGAGTTCACGGAGTTGGTCTTTTTGAAGGTCAAAAAAAGAAAAAGAAAGCCAGACCATCCAACAAAGAAATGAAAAGAATGAAGAAAAGATGAAGAATATTACTACGGGAACAGAATCAAATGAAAGAGAAAGTGAATCATCCAAAGCATTATAATGTAGGCAAAATTGAAGTTATTGATGCAATTCAAGATTGGGAGCTTGACTTTTGCTTAGGAAATGTTGTAAAATATATAGCAAGACACAACCACAAGAAAGATCCTTTAACAGATCTTAAGAAAGCAAAGTGGTATTTGGATTATGCTATAAAAGAAAAGGAGAGATTAGATGAAGAGGTCGAAAGCAGACGTTAAAAACCTTGTCGAAGCCGCTGTGGTTCCACACCACATCCACTCAACCGATGAAGAAAGGGAAAAGTTCATTAAGTTTCTCAAGAAAGACATCAAAGCTGCAAATCTAAAAGCAAGAGTATACAGACGAAAGGTTTCTTTTGATGGAAACTCAATTGACTTGACAGTTGTTGCAGGTTATGGTATACTAGATGAGTAATTTGATCGTGCCCGTAGCCAAGTCTGGTTAAGGCATTCCGCTCATAACGGAGTTATCGTAGGTTCGAATCCTACCGGGCACATTTCGGGGGCTGTGGTGGAATTGGTAGACACTGGGCACTTAAAATGCCTTGCTCGTAAGAGCGTGAGGGTTCGAGTCCCTCCAGCCCCACTGGTCGCGGAACCGAAAGTGAGGTGATATCATTAATGCGACTGGGGCTTTGCCCCACTTATACCACACAAGGAAAAGACAATGAGAAGAAAACCTTTACATGACCCTGTTCTTATTTCAAACAATGTTTATTTATTTTCTGCTTTCTCGGCATATCTAGATAACTTTCCTTATTTGTCTGTAATGATATTAATATCTTGGACTTTGTCTTTTCTTTATCATTATTCTAAAGAGCAAGACTTCCACAAGCTAGATGTCAAAATGGCTTGCACAACAGTTGGATATGCTCTTTGGTGCTTTATTGTGGTTGATCCTCCTCCTCCAATTTATTTGTTTGTTGGTGTGGGGGTCTTCACTTTGGGAATGTTTTGTTTGAAGATTGAAAGTTATGATGATAGGTACGACCTTTATCACACCCTCTGGCATTTGCTGTCAGGTTTGTCAATTATTATTCTTTGCCATTAAAATTTATCAATAGGAGAGAAAATGGAATACTATCCAGTACACAAAATTGGTTTTGAGTTTACAGATGAAAATATGAATTACTTTCTTGATTATTTTGATCCAGAAGAGCTAGAAGAAGGAGAAGAGCCTCAGACTGCTAGGATGGATTGGGAAAGCAGCTTTGGAGACTTTTCTTGCAACAAAGCCGACTACGAGTTTGAAATGGAGTTTATTGACTTTATTTGGAATCACCTCCAAGAGGACTGTGAAATTAGGTCTTACGAGTGGCGTAAGGGGGGCTATATTCAAGGTTTGAGCGGTTTTGAGTATGGTAAGACCTATCTTACTTTTGAAGCGCCTGAAGACGGCGATGAGCGCCTCCAACTTTGCAGGGAACTGGAAGAGCGATTTGGTCTTCCAATGATTGAAGCAACATATTCTGAACTTGGCTAATTTCTTCTTGACTTCCTTCCTATAATCTGCTATAATCCTACCATACTTTTCACCACACAGGAGAACAAAATGAAAGAAAGAGTTGTGATCATTGATGGGCTCAATTTGTATTTGAGAAACTACATTGTCAACCCCAGCCTTTCAACCAATGGCGATCCGATCGGAGGCGTTAAGGGCTTTCTTGCATCTGTGCAAAAGATGATCAGAGAGCTTAAACCAGATCGGATCATTGTTGCTTGGGATGGCCCCGGAGGCTCTCAAAAAAGAAGAGCGCAAAACAAAAACTACAAAGCTGGTCGCAAGCCTATTCGCTTCAATCGTGGTGTCAAGCTGATGTCCGAAGAAGAAGAGGTCAAGAACAAGATTTGGCAACAAACTAGACTGCTGGAATACATCAACATGATGCCTATCCCACAGATCCTCTTGCAAGGTATTGAAGCTGATGACGTTATCGCAAAGATTTGCAGAACAATGCGAGGCTGTCAGAAAGTGACCGTGTCCAGCGACAAAGACTTTATTCAACTGTGTGATGAAGAAACAGTGCT